CGGAGGGAGTCACTTTAGCAATGAAAACCAAAACACGTTCGAGCGTTATCTCGCTACCAACAAGCACTGATTTGAACTATTACGACGATGTCGGTAGTTCGAATTATGGCAATGTGAAGAGCGGGTCGACGGCGGTTACTCAGACGTTTGACGCCACCTTTAACGGTGAAACGATTACGTATGAGGAACCGCGGTATAAGTCGAATGGGAGCTGTGCGCATTCGCGCACGACTCTTATCGTCTATCCATCCTCGAAGGTTGAGCGTGTGACTCGACTGGATGGTTCGCACGAGAAGCATGTCCGTCAGGACTACTACTTGTGCAACACCTTCCATGCTCAGATCCGAACGGCTCCATCAGTCACCTTTCAAGGTGACCAGTGGGACGCTTGGTCTTCTGAGGCTCTCGATTCACTGCTTCCTACCTTCTCTGAAGGCGGGGAGTCGCTGGTGAACTTCGTCCTTGAGCTTAAACAACTCAAGGGTCTGTTTGTTCTGTGGAAGCGTCGTGAGACGTTTCTGCGGAACATTGCGAATGGTCATCTGAACGTTTCGTTCGGATGGTTGCCATTCATCTCAGACGCGAAGCGCATCTACGGTGCTCTCGATAACTTTCGTAAGAAAGTTAGAGAGCTTCAGAAGAACTCAAAAATTCCTCAAAAGCGCCATTATAAGCGCTTTTTGGATATTGGGTCTCTTCCCGGCAACCTCACTCTGTATAGTGACGCCTCTGTTACAGTGAGTCGCGAGACTCTCTGGGTTCAGAAGCCGATCTATCACGCAACCGTAGATTTTATCTACGAGTTGCCTGACATGAGTGACATGACTAATCAGGTTAAAGCATTCCTGGACTCTTTAGGAGTCCAGAGGGACGCGACCATTTTATGGAACGCTATCCCTTACTCGTTCGTCGTCGATTGGTTTTTCGGCGTCGGGCGGTGGATTCACTCCTTGCGGAGTGATAACCTGAAGATACCTGCTACAGTGACCGGGTTCGCACATTCCTTGAAATGGGAATGGCGTGCACGGTATGCGTACAAACGTACGCCAGTAGCCACTGATCTGGGAGACCAGTTCGTGATATTGGCGGATCGCTCCGCACTCCGCTACGAGAGGCGCCGGGACATACCGTCCTATGGCACCTTCTCCACAACGGTCAGAGCTCCAAACTGGGGGCAAATCGCCTTAGGCGCTTCGCTCACAGCACAGAGGCTCTGAATAACCACTGGTAAGATTCGTCTTATCAGTCAACGAAACATTAGATTACGTCAATACAGACGCTTAAATAATGCTCGCAACATCACTACCATTGGTGGGAACAACGGTTACGTATACGTACTCGTTGGTGTCTATTGTGGATGGCAAAGCCGTCCGCAAAGACACGTCCGCCCCGCTGGGTACTCAGAGACTGCTTACTGTTTCACACAATAAGCGGAATCCGAAGGACCCTGCGTCGGCCGACCGTCACTTGGTTCGCCTCGACTGGACGAAACCGAATTCGGTTTCCCTGGTGCCCGAGACAGTCAGCATGCAGTTCGTTTTGGAGGTTCCCACCTCCGCGACGTGGCTGGATGCCGATGTCGAGGACATGAAGCTACAGATCACGAATTTCCTTTTGGGAAGTTCGGGAACTACCTTCAACCAGTTCCAGCAAGGTGAGCCATAATCCGTTGGGGTTTATTCCCCTTTCGGCTTGTGGCGTCACGTTGCTAGCCTAATTAGCTAGCGGCGTGTGGGCGTTGGTGTAGTGTCGTGATGCATTGTTAAGCGAAGATGTTTACCCTATGGGAAACAACAATAGCTTAATGTCCGAGTTTTACTTGGACCTGTATTGCGACCTCTACACTGACATAGCTGAACGTTTCGGTTTAGCTGCTAAAGAGTCTCGGCTCGAGATCTTGAAAACAAGAAATCGAGTCGGCTCTGAGGGGTTACAGTTTTTGACTGTGACCCTTCCGAGATTAGGCAAAGCGGTTGACACCGCTTTGTCTACGAACTCACCTCTACTATGCTTAGGCTTCCAAAAGAAGCCCGGCACTTCAATCCCCAAGTATCTTGGGTGGTTGATTAGTGGAGTGTTCGATGACTCTGGGTTTGAAAAACCCGAAGCCAAACCCGAAATGCTCGGAGCACTAAGACAGCTTGTATATTTTTTATACAAGCTTGAGACAGTCTACGACGATGAAAAAACTCAAAGAGTTGTTGAATCGTTTGTGCAGACCGACGCGGAACTATTACAGTTCCGAGTTCCCGAGTCCATCATTACTGAAAACGCTGTACTTTATTGTACTGATGTTTTTAGTACTATGGATCCTTGGGATATTGTACCGAGGCATGGCCCCGGTGCAGTCGCAACCGGCGAAAGAGCCTGTGAAAAACACAGATTCTCGCGCATATACTCAGCCATCGAACGAATTTATCCTTATACAGGATATTTTGTTCTTGGCATGGGCCAGGTCTGCGACGAATACGAGAAGTACAAGGATCTCGAACTAATGGAGACGGGCACGGCGAAAGTCGTGCTCGTCCCTAAAGATTCGAGGGGACCTAGACTGATCTCGTGTGAACCACTCGAGTACCAGTGGATTCAGCAAGGTCTCGGTCGCGCGATTGTTTCGCGCCTCGAGGCTCATCGGTTAACAGCTGGGCACGTGAATTTCACGGACCAGACTATCAACCGGGAGCTAGCCCTAGCTGCATCAACTAGCCAAGAGTGGGTTACACTTGACATGAAGGAAGCATCTGATCGCGTCTCTTTGGAGCTTGTTAAAAAGCTCTTTGGAGGCGTGCCACAGCTTCTGGATGCATTGTTAGCAACCAGAACAACTGATACGATACTACCTGATGGTCGAAAGGTGCATTTGAATAAGTTCGCGCCGATGGGGAGCTGTTTATGCTTTCCCATCGAAGCGTTCGTGTTCTATGCGCTTGCCGTTGGTGTTCTCATGCACTGTCAACATTATTCTCGCCGTGAGGCGAGAAAACGTGTTTATGTGTATGGCGATGACCTCATAGTAAAACGCGAAGACTATGCGTTTTTACTGCAGCATTTTCCCTCGTATGGACTTATGTTCAACGATTCCAAATGCTGTACGGCTGGGTTCTTTCGAGAATCCTGCGGATGCGACGCCTATAAAGGCGTCGATGTCACACCGATCAAATTAAGATCCGTGTGGAGTCATCGTAGTAGATTAGATATCGGTGTAATCTCCTCATATGTTGCGTTGTCAAACGCTTTCCATAAGAGAGGTTACTTGCGGGTATCTAAAACAATCGAGTCGCTCGTCACGAAAGTGACAGGCCCGCTTCCGATTTTCAGTAATGAAAATCCTGGCGGTCTTGGTTGGATTAGACCTGACGCGTGTACACATGTTCAGCCTCCCGGAGTGCGTACTCGTTGGAATAACGAGTACCACCGTCGTGAAGTTAGAACATGGCAGTCTAGGCCTACGTATGAATACGCAGACCCAGATGACTGGAGCACTGTCCTCAGGCGGATAACAACGCCTGACGAGTACACCAATCCCGGTACCTATGCGGTCCCTCGGCGCAGTCGCCCGAACCGAGGGTGGGCTCATTTGCCTTAATAGGCTTCTGAGTTGCGGCGTCCTTTTCGGACAGCCGTACTGGAGCATGGG